GAAATACAAATACTTCATCTTTTTCCTTCTTTTTAATCATTCTACAATTTATTTAATATTATCCATCACAACTTATACAATCCGGGTCCATCGCCTGTGCTGCGATATCACCTCTAAGTACAGATTCAGTTCGAGTGTAATATAATGTTTTTACACCCTGCTTCCATGCTTCCATATGAACCATATTCATCCACTTCGGAGTTGCCTCTGATGGGAATGCTAGGTTCAATGAAACTGATTGGTCTATGTATTGCTGTCTAACACCTGCTTGTCTAACCAACTCTAATTGATTAATCTCTTTGAATGTTTTGAATACATCTTTTACCTTATCACACTTAGTAGTATCGATATCACCATCAACCTCAGTTAGTTTTCCATCACAATATACCCACTTATCTAATTCTTTGATATCTTGAATAGAACCACCATCAGCTAAGATTTTATCCCAAGTTTCTTTGTTGTTGATACCTGCTTTTCTAAGTGCTTTTTCTAATTCTCTGTTTTTTCTAATGAACGTTCCTTTTGAGGTTTGTTCTGTAAATACGTTTGCTGCCCAAGGTTCAATACCTGGTGATACATTTCCTGCTAACTTTGAGTTTGATACAGTTGGGGCAACTGCTCTTAGGTGAGTATTTCTCATACCACTATCTTTACACCACAATGGTTCACCTAATTCTGCACCCATATCTCTACTTGCTCTTTCTGATTCAATCTTTAGTTGTGAGAAAATTCTACGAGTTTCAAACTGAGCTGGTAGTGAATCAAATGGAATACCTTTTTGTTGTAGATATGTATGCCATCCTAATACACCTAATCCTAATGCCCTACCCTTTTCTGCTGAACGTACTGCATTTTCGAATCCTCTCATATTCTTAGCTCTTTGTAAGAACTCTGATAGGATACCATCTAAGAACCAAGTTGCAGTATAGATTAAATCGGTATGTTTCCACTCATCGTACTTTGATAGATTAAGTGAAGATAAACAACAAACGAATGAATGTGATTCATCTGTATGTAATGTAATCTCAGAACAAATGTTAGTCATATGAACTTTTAATCCATTATCCTTATACATTGATGGGTTTGCTTTGTTGATGTTACCTTTGTACATCACATATGGTTCACCAGTTGCTTTTCTCTTTTGAAGTACCTTACCCCATTTTCTACGAGCTTCTGAATCCCCATCTTCTAATCTTCTCATAAACTTATCACCAACAACCACACATTGATGTAAATTCAAACATTGTCTATTTACATCACCTTTTGGTTCTCTAATTTCAATCCAATCATCAAAATCTTCGTGGTCGATATTAAGGTTAACAGATGCTGCCCCCCGTCTTACACTACCTTGATTTGTAGCAAGGATTGTAGAATCATAAATTTTAGCAAATGGAACAACACCATCGGATGTTCCGTTTTGTGTAATATTAGAACCTGCTGGTCGAATCATATTCAAACCAACACCTACTCCACCACCATGTTTGGCGAGTAACATCATTTCTAAATTCTTAGTACCGATATCTTGGATAGAATCGGCTACATCAATTCCAAAACAACTGATAGGTAATCCTCTATCAGTACCAGTGTTTGATAAAACAGGAGTCGCTAAGTTCAACCAACCCTTCCAAATGTAATCGAAGAATTTAGTTGCCATCTGAGGTTTACCCAATCTTCTAGCAGCGGTTGTTGCTACTCTCCAATAAGCATCTTTGGGTTTCTCACCCTCTAATAAATAACCCTTTGATATTGTCTTAACGTAGATTTCTGTATTTGCCCAAGATGGAAAATCTACGTCTATTTCCCAACCTAACTCAGCTCCATAATTTTTCATTCTTTTATAAACACTCCGTTTTCTGTTTTACCTTTTCTATCCTTAATCTCATTCCAAGCAGCTTCTAAACATTCTGAAGGATGTAATCCTAACTGCATTGATAGTATGATTAGTGTAACGAATGAATCTCCGATACCATCTACTATCTCATCTTTATCATCTTTAAGTAATGCTCCAGCGGTTTCACCCACTTCTTCCAAAACTTTTAACATTTGTTTGGGTGCGTTATCTTTTACTAAGATACCTTTATCATCAGCCCACCCAATTACATTTGTAATTAATTCATTAAAATCCATAACTTTATTTTTTTATTATTTTACCAAATATCGTTGAAATCTTCTCCTTCGTTTGCCTTAGAGTAATCAGTAGGCCTTACTGCGAAGAAATCTGTATGTGTTGTTCCACCTGTCAAATGGTAGAACCAATCTAAGTTAGATGCTTTCTTATCGTTAAATTCAAATACACCTTCATATCCTAACTCTTTTAATTTTTCATTACCTCTTTTAGATATAAAGTGTTTTAAATCATCTGCTTTCATATTTTCCAAATCACCCATTTCAAACATCTTATCGATAAATTTGTGTTCCATTTCAACCATATATTTAGCTGCTTGAGTAACATCATCCTTTACTTCATCAAAAAGTTCAGGATATTCATCACACATATGTCTAAATAACTGACATCCCATTTTAGAATGAAGAGATTCATCTCTAACACTCCACTTCATTTGCTGTCCGATTCCTTTCAGAAGATTTCTCATCTGAAAAGAATACAGAACTGCAAAACTACTATATAAAGATACACCTTCTGCAAAAGCTGAGAATATCGCTAATGAACGGGCTACTTCTTTTCTTGCTTTAGGATTTGTTTGTAAATCCTCATGTGTCCAATCTGCCGAAGTAGCGGTTAGGAATTCAAACTTTTCTGCTATTGCAGGTTCGTGTAGGAAAGCTTCGAAATCTTCTAATCCCAAAGATTCGTTTAGGTATGAGTAAGCGGTTGCATGAATTGTTTCTTGCGAACCAAACATCATAGCCATTTGTTTTATTTCGTGTTTAGGAAACCATTTGGTTACCATAGTAGTCCAATAATCCGATACTGCACATTCTGTTTGTGCAAATCCTAATAGGATATTACCTACTAAATGTTTTTCTGATTTATTAAGATTTTCATTCCAATCCTTTAAATCCCCTTGCATTGGTATTTCAGTATGTAACCAAAATGCTTGTGCTTGTTTCAACCAACCTTCGGTATAATATTCTGGGTATTCAAATGGTTTAAATGGTATGCGTTCTGTGAATATTTTTGCCATAATTTTGTTCTATTATTTTTGTATTTAAGTTCTTTTCGGTGATTATAAGTATGGATTAAAAACTAATATCTGGATTCATTTCGTTATATTTTTGTAACAAATTTTTTCTTACTAAACTCTCCCCTTTGTTCATATCACTTTGGGTTTTTTTACCATCAATGGAATCATCAGAGTAAATGTTAATTCTACCATTACTCATATTTGCTTTTGAAGGCAAAGTCATTCCATCTGGTCCAAATCTGTTTTTAATTACATGCCAACGGCCTGTACCTGCTAATTTATCTTCAATTTTTCTACTGAGTGATACTACGAAATCAGCTGTCATCAATTTTGAGAATGAACCAGCGATTTTAGTACCAGTAATAATATCATCTTCAGCTCCACTACGATTAATTTGTGATGCTGTAAACAATGGACACTCATATTCACCTGCAATACCTCGTAACCCTTCTACGATTTCTTCTAATTCTTCGTGTCGTTCTTTTCTACTATTACCTTTTAACAAATCAGCGTAATCTACAATAATCACATCAGGATTCTTACCTTGCAGCTTTAGTTTATCCAAAGATGCTCTCATAGTATTCAATCCAGCAGATTTTGTAGGCCAATGTTTAACAATAATATCACCACTCAACCCCTCTACTTGAGTTCTAACATCATCGATATTGAATTTAAGGTTAGGAACTGCGATTCCAGTTAATACTGCATCATATCGTTGTCCTACATAACCCTCATTAAGTTCTAATGTATAATGAACTACAGTCTTACCTTTCTTAGCAGCTGCCATTCCAACATTTACCAATGCCCAAGATTTACCAATACCTGGTGGTGCTGCGAACATTATTAGTTCACCTTTACCAAAACCACCATCTACTAATTCATCAATAACATCCCAACCACAAGAAACAACATCTCTAACTGTAGCTTCGTATCTTTCAACAATATTTTCTTTATATTCGTGTCCAATATCGGTATCTTGTCCTGCTTTCATAGCATTATCAATCTTCGATTTAATTACATCGAATTTACCATCATTCAACAAATCAACTGATTCTAAGATTGCGTTCTTAAATGTTTGATTTTTACAGAACTCTAAAGTTTGTTCTTTTACATAATCTAAATCATCTGATTCTAAGAAGTTCCAAACTTGCTTTAGGTTGTCTACAATCGATTGTTTAAGAACATCCCTCTCAACCTTATCTACTTCATTTTTAAATACATCTAAGGTAGGTAAAGATGAATAAGAATCAAAGTGAGACATTGTTTTGGTTACTAACCATTCATTAGCATCAGAATCAAACATTTCAGGTTTAAGAATATCATATACTTGTTGTAAGAATATTCTATCTGTTAATAAGCAAGATATAATCTTTAGCTGAAATGATGTACCAAATTTGTTTCCGAATTTATCCATATTGTACCAATATACGAATTATTATTGTAACTACCAAATTATTTTCTGGTTTGTTTTGAATATTTATCCAAATCACCCCAAGTATTTACCAACCACGTTTCTACATTCTTAAACGCAGTGTAAAGTTTATCAACCATAAACTCTTTTTTGAATCCAAAAGAATTTAATCCGTTGATTGGTGAATCAATGATATTTCGTACATTTGATGTAATCGCTGAACCCATTATTGGTTCTGATAACTGCATTAAATCGTAATTTAATTTCAAAGTATCGGTATGTTCCAATATTTTGTTTT